ATATATTGGTGGTGGTGTTTATTGGAAGATTAAATTCAAAAAATAATGGGAGTTCAAGGGCAACCTAAGAAATCATTAAAAGAGATAATAGCTGAAGAGTATCGCAAGTGTGCGTTAGACCCAATTTACTTTATGAAAAAGTATTGTGTCATTCAGCATCCGGTGAGAGGAAAAATACCCTTTCACCTTTATCCTTTCCAGGAAGATTGTTTAACAGACTTTAAAGAAAATCGTTTTAACATTATTCTAAAATCTCGTCAGTTGGGTCTATCGACCTTATCTGCGGGGTTTATTTTATGGAAGATGTTATTCAACCAAGACTTCAATGCATTGGTAATCGCAACGAAAGTGACCGTAGCTAAGAATCTGGTAGAGAAGGTAAGAGTTATGCACGACTTACTTCCTATTTGGTTAAGAGATGGTGGTAGTAGTTCAGTAGAAGATAATAAACTTTCCCTTAAATTAAAAAATGGTTCACAAGTAAAAGCAATCGCAAGTTCTCCCGACGCAGGTCGTTCGGAAGCATTGTCATTGTTAGTTGTCGATGAAGCAGCATTTATTAGAGATATTGATGAAATTTGGTTATCGGCACAATCAACTCTATCAACGGGTGGTTCTGCAATTGTATTGTCTACCCCAAATGGTATTGGTAACTGGTTCCATAAAATGTGGGTAGATGGTGAAAGTGGAACAAATGGTTTCAATTGTATTAATTTACATTGGACGGTTCACCCTGAAAGAAATCAAACTTGGAGAGATGAACAAACACGTATTTTGGGAGTTAAAGGTGCAGCACAGGAATGTGATTGTGACTTTGTTGGTTCTGGTGATACGGTAATTGAACCCGCATTACTCACATGGTATAAAGATACCTATGTTATGGAACCAATTGAAAAAGCAGGTTTTGACGGAAATTATTGGAAATGGGAACATCCAAATTATAATAGAGCATATATGGTAGTTGCCGATGTCGCTAGAGGTGACGGAGCCGATTATTCTACATTCCAAATTATTGATATTGAGGATAGTTCACAAGTAGCAGAATATAGAGGTAAAATTGATACAAGAGATTTTGGATATTTTCTAACGGCGGTTGCAACCGAATGGAACAATGCACTTTTAGTAATTGAAAATTCAAATGTAGGTTGGGCATGTATTCAAGCCGTTATTGATAGAGGATATGGAAACTTATTTTATATGAGTAATGACTTAAAGTATATAGATGTTGAAAAACAAATGTCTAACAAATATTATAGAGATGAAAAACAAATGGTAGCAGGATTTTCCACTACAACTAAAACAAGACCACTTATCATTTCAGCATTGGATACCTATATGACAAGTAAAGATATTCTTATTCGTTCTAATAGATTAATAGATGAGTTATTTACATTTATTTGGAGTGCCGGTAGAGCAGAAGCTATGAAAGGATATAACGATGACCTTACAATGGCAATGGCAATAGGACTATGGGTTCGTAATACTGCACTTCGTTTAAAGCAAGAAGGTATTGATTTAACAAAAAATATGTTGAATTCAACTCAAATAAACAAATATGAAGGATTGATAACAACCAATCATTTAAAACAAAATCCATATGAAATGGAAATAGGTAAAGGTGAGATTGAAAACTTAACTTGGTTACTTCGTTAATTTTTATATATTTATATGTTGAAACTCTTATAGATGAACGAAGATTTAAATAAATGGTTTAAAGAAAAATGGGTAAACATCGGCAAAAAGGTTGATGGTAAACACCCACCATGTGGAACTTCGGGAGAAAAAAAAGGTTATGCTAAATGTGTTCCTGCTGCAAAAGCTGCCGGAATGAGTAAGAAAGAGAAAGAAAGTGCAACTAGAAGAAAAAGAGATGCACAAAACGATGCTGGTAGAGGTGGTAAAGATAGTGGTGGACAAGGTAAAAAACCCATATATGTTTCTACTAAACCAAAAAATGAAGATTGGAGTGAGAAATATAAAAATAGTATAGATTGTAATAATCCAAAAGGTTTCTCTCAAAAAGCACATTGTGCAGGAAAGAAAAAAAATGAAACTATGAATATAGAAGAAAAACTAAATTTATTTTTAGAAAAAAATTGTCCAACTGATGCGGGTAAATGGGCAGCATCTAAAGCAGCCGCAAAATCTAAATTTACAGTATATCCATCAGCCTATGCAAACGGATGGGCTGCAAAAAACTACAAATCAAAAGGTGGTGGCTGGACTACTTGTAGTGAAAATGTAGAATTGAATGAAGCTTGTTGGGATGGATACAAAGCAGTTGGTGGTAAAATGAAAAATGGTAAGATGGTACCAAATTGTGTACCTGTAAAAGAAAATGATGAAACTATGAAACTAATAAATTTGATTCCTGGTAAAAATGTAAAAAAAGAAGATATAGATAGTGACGATGATGTAAACTACGGAAGAGTTGAACCTGAAGAATATGACGTTGAAGATGAGGATATGGAAGATTTTATTTCATTTATGAGAAGTTATTCAAAAGAATTGAATGAAGGTGGTTGTCCATGTTTATTTGAAGCGGAATATCAAGGTAGAGAGGTTAAGTTAGGTAAACCAATGGCAGGTGATGTTAAGAAATTTAAAGTATATGTAAAGAACCCAGCTGGTAATGTAGTAAAGGTAAACTTTGGACATGGTGGAACATCCGCAGCATCCAAAGGTGAGAAAACGATGAGAATAAGAAAGTCTAATCCCAAAGCGAGAAAATCTTTTAGAGCAAGACATAATTGTGATAGTCCAGGACGAAGACACAAGGCAAGATATTGGAGTTGTAGAAAGTGGTAATTTGGAAAATTGAAAAATTTTTCATATATTTAGAAAAATAGAATTATATTAAAATGGCAGATAAAACAATATTCGGTAGGTTACAAAAATTATTTTCAACAAGTACAATTGTTCGTAAAACGCAACAAGGTGTTAAAGTCATAGATACGGATGAATATCAAAATATGACTACCAACCTAGTTGACCGATTTATGAAAATGAGAGTTACAAACTATGGTACAGGTCAAGTTGAATCATCAATGGCATACCAACAAGTTAGAATTGACTTGTTTAGAGATTACGATTCAATGGACATGGACCCGATTTTACATGCTGCATTGAATACATACGCAGATGAAACTACTGCCAGAAATGAAATGGGTAATGTATTAAAAATACATCACGAAGACGATAACATCAAACAAATTTTAGAAAACTTATTTTACGACATTCTTAATGTAGAATTCAACCTATGGCCATGGACAAGAAACTTGGTTAAATATGGTGATTTTTATTTACAATTAGAAATGGCCGAAGAAATTGGTATTGTGAATGTACTTCCAATGTCTACTTACGAAATGAGCAGAATCGAAGGATTCGACCAAGAAAATCCACAAAGAGTTAAATTTGTGTACGCACCATATCAAAACCCTTACAATGCAGTAGGACAAACCGCAAAGAAAGAATATGAAAACTATGAGATTGCTCACTTCCGTTTAAATAATGATTCTAACTTCTTACCTTATGGTAAATCAATGTTAGAAGGTGGTAGAAGAGTTTGGAAACAATTAATGTTGATGGAAGATGCAATGTTGATTCATAGAGTAATGAGAGCTCCTGAAAAGAGAATTTTCAAAGTGGATGTTGGTAATATTCCACCAAACGAAGTGGATAACTACATGCAAAAAATTATCAATGGTTCTAAAAAAGTTCCATTTATAGATGAAAGAACGGGTGAGTACAATTTGAAATATAATATGCAAAACTTAATTGAAGATTATTATATGCCAGTTCGTGGTAGTGATAATGGCACTTCAATTGATACTTTGAAAGGATTGGAATATAATATGACTGATGACCTTAACTACTTAAAAGGTAAGTTGATGGCAGCATTACAGATTCCAAAAGCATATTTAGGATACGAAGAAGATACAAATGGTAAAGCGACGCTTGCAGCAATGGATGTTAGATTTGCAAAAACAATTGAAAGAATACAAAGAGTTATCATTTCCGAATTAACAAAGATTGCAATTATACATTTATATGCACAAGGTATAGATGACGATAGATTAACTAATTTTACATTAGAATTAACTATTCCATCAAAAATATACGAACAAGAGAAAATTGAATTGTATACTTCTAAAGTTCAATTGATTACATCAATGCAACAAACCAAAATGTTCTCCAAAGAGTGGATGTATCAGGCTATTATGGGATTAGCTAAAGATGAACAAGATGATTTAACATTACAAGTGTTAGAAGATACAAAACAACAATTCCGTTTAACATCAATTGAAACACAAGGTGTTGACCCTGCAAAGGAAACCGGAACCGACGGCCCTACAAATATAGAAGAAGAATTGAATAAATTAAAAACCGAATTAGAAGAAGATAATGTAGGTAGACCAAAAGACCCTGTTAGATATGGACATGATGACCATCCAGACGGCAGAGACCCATTGGGAATAAAGACGCTTAAATCAAAAGAAGGCTCCGTTAAAAAATACGTTCCAAAAAATTCATATTTAGAGATATTTAAAGATATGAATGGTAATAAAAAAAAGATTTTAACAGAGAATTTAGATAAAGAGTAGTATTCTCATAGAAAAATATATTTATATCTGACAAATTATACAAATTGATGAAAAAAATAAAGCATTCAAAGTTTAAAAATACTGGATTTATATTTGAATTATTAGTAAGGCAAATTACTTCGGAAATCATGTCTGCTAATAAATCCGTTGCTGAAAAAATATTAAAAGAACATTTTAATTCTAAAAAAGAATTATCTAAAGAATTGAAATTGTATCAATATCTTATTAACGAAAAATATAATTCAGAAAGCAAAGCTGAACAATTTATCAATACGATATTAGAAGCTCGTAAAAAATTAGATGAAACGAAACTTACAAGAGAAAAATACAATCTTGTAAAAGAAATTAAAGAAACATATAATTTGGATGAATTTATAAAATCTCCAATTTCTAATTATAAAACTTTAGCAAGTATTTATAAAATATTTGAAACAGTTACAAGTGATGAACAATTTGACCCAACGGATGTAGTATCATCCCGTTTTACTATTGCAGAAAATATTATCAATTCTTCTATCCAAAATAAAGATGCAAAAATCAAAGATATGGTTTTGGAAGAATATAGAAAGCAAGATGAAGATTTAAGAGCAGTATCTTATAAATTATTAATAGAATCATTTAATAACAAATATAAAAATCTTACTAATGAACAAAAATCATTATTAAGAGAATATATTAATAATATCAACAATACTGGTAAATTAAATGAATATGTTTCAAATGAAGTAACTAATTTAGTTAATAATTTAAAAGAAGTTGGTTCAAAAATTTCTGACAAAGTTACAAAAATCAAATTAGCAGAAACAATTTCAAATATTAAAAAAATTAAATCTGTTAAAAAGATTAAAGAACAGCATTTGTCAGCAATGATGATGACTTATGAATTATTAAGTGAATTAAAACAATCGTTAAAAAAATAAAAAATGACAAATTATAGAATTTTCAAAGTTAGTACATTCACATCGGGTAGTTCCGTTACTAAAATAGGTAGACATGATACGACTGGGAATTATGATAAAGCTTGGGGTATATTGTTGCCGGTTGGTATAGCTACAACAGGTAGTGTATCGGTAGAAGGTGGTGGTACATTATCTCTACAAACACTAATACCAGGCCAAGTGTATCCGTGTCATCCAGTAGGAATTCAATTATC